CACTGTTTGCCTTGATGCGATCGATCGATGCAGCAAGGCCTTTGTTCATAACTTGGAAAGCTGCGTCAGTAGCTCCAGCTGAAGCATCCATCTGACCAAGAACGTCAGCGAACTTCACGCCGCCATCACTCGTAAGTGCCAGTGCAGCGGCTCCGGCCTCGATGCTTCCGAAGCTGTCTAAAATGCTTGCCCCAGAAGCTTTTGCGCCTGCCGCCATCATGTTGAAGGCTTCTGCTAACGATCCACCGTTCTTAATAAAGGTGGTTAGGCCCTTGCCACCTGAGAGTGCCCTGAAGCTTTTGTCAGCGTTTGTGCCCTCTTTCGAAAGCTCAGAAATAGCAGCTTTCATTTGTGTAGCAGCAACACTTGTGGGGGTACCGGAAGCCGTTAGTACCGCAATGGCACCAGTTAACGTTTTGAATTCCACACCGGCAGCAGCAGCAATTGGTGCCATTTGGAATATGGACTTTGAAACTTCTTCTACGGTAGTTTTACCTAGCTTTACAGCTGTGAAGATTGCGTCACTAGCTTCACTTGCCGAAAGCACAGCTGGTGTGTACGCATTTACTGAACTAGTTATGCCGTCAAGGGCAACTTCTAAATCAGTGGCGCCCGCCTTCGCTAACTTTTGTGATGTTTCTAGAAAGCTCATCACGTTATTAGGTGGAACACCTGCACTCAGGGCTCCGTACAAAGCTGGTACAGATTTACTTGTTAGCACCCCAAACTCTTTAGAAAAACCTTGCAGGTCTTTGGTCATGGCCCCAAAGGCTTCATTGCTGATGTCAGGTAAAAGGGTGCGGATTTCTCGCATACCTTTATCAAATTCAGCAAATGCAGTTACACCTTTAATGCCTATAGCCGCAGCTGCACCAGCAAAAGCAGCACCTGCTTTAAGACCAACTTTTGCAACGCTTTTCCCAAAGGCTGTGACTTTTCCGCTGGCAGACTTCAAGGCCTTATTTAGGCCAGAAGAATCACCCTGAATATTTACAATAATTGGGCGTGTTGCCATGGGTGGTGCTCCTAGCGCCGGTTAGCGTTTTGGTCAGCTTGTTTTTGCTGTCGCTGCTCTTTGTTGATTTGGGCTGATAGGGCGTGAACTTCGCGCATTTTCATGGTCTTCATGTCTGACCAGCTGAAGCCGTAATGTTTAGCAATGGCAGCAAGGGTGATTACTCTGTTGGCCCGCTGCCTTCGGTAGGGTCCGGCGACGCCATATTTAATTTCAGGTTTGCTGCGTCTTCAAACGTGAAGTCAGGGTCAACGCGACGCCTCGAAATGAACGCCATTGCCTGAAGGACTCTGCCCTTCTTCATGGTCGTATCTTGCAACGCATCGAGCGGTAAGCCCGTTAGGTCTTCAATTTCAATAACTTCACCAATAGTGAGGTCATCCAAATCAATAGTCATTACGTCAGGGTCACTCATCTCTTCACAAACCTTCCAGTAACACGGGTTGCCCCATGCTTCTTTTCAAACTTCTTGGCTATATCGTTCAAACCCTTTTCGTACTTCTTCACTAAATGTGGCCAAGCATCAGGTATTGCTTCACGCAAGAACGGGTTTGATTTCGTTCTGTAGCCGCGTGTTCTTTGGTTGACGTATCGCCCAGCGTGAACAGCACGGGCGTACTTAACTGTTGAGTTGTTGCCAACTCGAACCCGTGCAATCGAGCGGGTGGCATCAGCCCGTATGTTTGCACGTAGCTTGCCGGTTGCTCCAATAGGGGCGCGGCTTTGGGCAAATGGCACAATGGTCTGCGCAGCTGCTTTTGAGGCAGCCCGCATTTCATCACCAAGTTCTTTGTCAGCAATCTTTCTGATTGACAACGCCAGCTGTCTAGCCCCGCCCGCAGCAAGCAGGGCTTGGTTCTTGCCACCAAACTTGACGTTCATGGCCCGGCTGTTTCCTGCGTAGCCTTTGGGCAGGGCTTTTGTCATCTAAAAGGCTGTATCTGATGATTGCGTTGCAATCGTTACAGCTGCACCCACTCCACCATCAAGGATTGTGAAGGGCATTTCAACACTTCCCAGGTCATCGAGGCTGGCAACTGGTGTTGCGCCCTCAAATCTGATGGTGGGCATTGTGATGTGGAAGTAGGGGAAATTTGATGCAGCAATTGCTGTGGTGCCTGTCATGATCAGTTCAAGTTTGTGGTTCGCCCCTGCAACAAATCTGTTGTAGTCAGCCATTGAAGAAAACTCAGCTGTGAGGCTTCCTGTGTAGGCAGGTACCCCGTTGCGTAATGGTTCACCCTTAGTGGCTGATCCTTTGAGAAATTTTCTGTCGAGCTTCATAGCCAAATCAAGGCTGATAGATGCAGCTGTAATGTTTGTTACAGCTGAGTCATCAAGCTCAATTGCCGCTTGTGTGTAGGGGAACGGTGAACTTGCAGCAACGTAGACCGGTGTTGCAGCTGATGTGGCAATTTGTTCGTTTTCTGCGTCGTATCCAATTGTCATATTGAGGTTTGAGCCAAGGGCCATCTCAAAGTCAAGGTTGGTTGCTTTGCAGCCTTCATAGGTGAAGCAATTGACCGTGCCGTTGGTTGATGTGCGTAGCATCTGCCAGGTGTAACTACCAGATGGGCCAATGTCATTGGTTGTGAAGCTTGCTGTGTAAGCAGCTGTGCCGCCAACTTGGGCCGGTGCAACACTTGCGCCAAGTGAGTGCTGCAAGATCAGGCCCATGCCTTTGTTGAGCACGTCAACAGATACCGAGCCAGTGGCACCAAGTGAAACGTTTTCGTAGCGGTCACCACGGGTTGTTTGCATGCCGTCTCTGAAACCTTGTGAACTGATGTATTCCATTTCACGTTGCCAATCATCTGACTGGCCTTCATAGGAACGGGTAGGGGCAACGGCAGTGCCGTAAGTGCTTTCAAGCCCTACGGATAGAGCCTGATCAAAAATTGAAGCCATTACTTGGCCTCCTCATCTATAGGGTTTGGGGTTGGTGCAGCACTTGCTTGGGCAAACTCTGGGTTGCCGCCAAGTACTTCTGCTTGCTCTTGGTCACAGTCCACTGGTGCACCCTTTGTGAAGGTGACAACACCGGAACTGAAATGAACTTCAACTGCTTCTGCTCCGCCTGAGTAGACCCAGGCGCTAGAAGATACTTTTTTGGTCATGCCAGACGTGCCTTTGCATGTATTCGAATGGTGCAGACACAATTGGGTTGGTCTGCTTGGTTGGTTGTCATGCTCATGCCTTCAACTTCACAAAATTGAAGGGCAGCAATTGAGCCACCCAGCTGTGGAGAATCAACAAGAATTTGTTCAACAGCGTTCACCAGGACAAGTGCCCGTGCTTCAGCTGCTTGCGGGGTTGGTTTGCTTTGAATGGCAAGCATCACCTCAACTGTGAAGTCTTCAACCCTGCGCCTAGCGCCTGTTGAGAATGATTCAGGGGTTTGGGTTCCTGAGTCAACGTCACCTAAGAAGATGCTTTCCCTGCGCATGGCTTCGCCGGGGTCGCCGTAGGTGATTTGAATGCCGTTGAGTGAACCAGCTGCCTGCATTTGAGCAAGTAGCAAAGCTTTGAAACTGGCAATGATTGAACCAGCCATGTCAGGGCCTTGGTTCGTCGATGGGGAACAAGTTCAACGGCATGAAGTGTTTGTCACCATCTTCAATTGGCCCCAGCCGTTCGTAAGATCTTGCTTCGTTAATTGAGAGCACACCACTATTGATTGCGGTGCTGTAATCGCTCCAGCGGTCAGGGTGGTTTCTAGACATTGAAGCTAGGTCAAACCTGAAGTAGGCCACTTCAATACCCATTGACCGCAGCATTTGGTTCAGGGTTGCTTCAATTCTTGTGACAATTGGCCTCAGTGAGTACATCTGCATTGCAAGGTTCATTTCTTTGAGACCTGAGCCCCAAGAAGTTGAACCAGTCGAGTCAGCCAGCAGGAACGGTGGCACACCAAACAGGCGCGCAATGTCTTTGACTGTGTGTTGACTTCCTTCAATCCAAGCTGCGTCAGCTGGTGAAAGTGAAACCCTGCTGAATTTCGCACCTTCAGTGAGCACTGCCAAACGGTGTGAGTTCTTAGCGCCACCGTGGACTGAAGCCCAGGCTTGTTTGAGTTGCTGGGCACCTGTTTCTGACAATTGCCCATCTACTGACACAACAGCGCCTGGCAGGCTGCCATTGCCAAAGAAGCTGCCAGCAAAG